CATAATGTTTATTCAAACATTTTTGTATTGTCGATAATATAAAGAAATCTGATATCTTTGAAATACCTAATAAATGTAAATATTCTAAATTAACTTTTTCAAATTCTCTATTTTTTAACATTAATGCTAATGCCCACATGAAGTCAACTAATTTTTGAGGACCTCCAATAGCCCAACCTTGGAATTCAAAATGCTTAAATTTTTGATACCACCACTCATACTCTTGCGGATTGGAACCTTGTAACATATTTAAGAACTTTGTCTTACCTGATTGATTCTTTTCAAACCATGCAAAATTATCATAACTAATATCTGCACATTCATAAAATTTATTTTCATATACTGTCTTAGGTGGTATATCTAAATTAGCTGCTACATCTGAATTAGCTTCTAACCAATGAAATATCTTTTCTCTCAAGTCATCACTATATTTCAATGCACCAGTTGCAATTTGATATCCTCCTGAATCTCCGAATACTAATGAATCTTTACCTAAACCAAATTGGTCACGTATATCCATCTTCTTATAATAATGTCCTGCTGTTATTAGGAAATTCTTATGTCTAAATTCTTCCGGATAACTATCATCATAAAATCTACATGTAGTTCCATTTGATAATTTTGTGTCCTTAATCAGCGACGACGCAAAGCCGCCGGCTGATAAAGACGGGAAGTAAATAAACTCTTTTTGTTTTTCTTTGTTTTCTTTTTTATCCATTAAATAATACCTTTTTTAATCCATTACACGAAAAGTAATTTTCATGTAAACTATTAGCTAATTGTTCTATTTTGCCTGATTCGGCTATTGTATCATAACGTTCCATCCATATACGAATCTCTCTTATTAGATGATCTTTATGTTTAAGATATGACTCCCAAGATTCTGTCCATTCACTTGGATATTTGAATTCATCGGAATACATTTCTGTATAACTTAATCTATTAGGAACCATTGGTATTGCTCCAGCCAAAGCTCCTTCATAGCATGAAATGCCTAACGTCTCTTGCAAGTTTGCGGAAAATACCATTTTAGATCTTTCTAATAAATCATGATATTCCTTTTTTGTAAAGTCATGTTCTTGACATACAATAAATTTATATTCTGGTAACTCCTTTGCTAAATCTTTAAATATCTCTGGTTGTTTCTCAGGTGCAATCCTATGAGGAAATAATATGATATCTTCTTTCTTTTTAGGGGTAAACATTTTATTCAGATATTCCATTGGCCATCCTGTTCTAAAACATTTAACATCGCCATATCCAAAGTTTCGTCTAAACATTGATAGATGATCATCTGACGCAAACCAATTATAATCTATTGCTTCAGCTAATGATTTTTCAAATGTCTTAACCCATTGATCATTAATCAATCTACCTAAGAAATCATTAGGATCATAATTACCAGCATGCCATAGGCCATGTATTTTGATAGGAATCTGTAATAGTTGGCTCATATACTTTAATTGTATAATACTTGGATTCCATGCATCTGTATAAATAAAATGGTCTCCCGGCTTAACCTTGTTATCACAAAACAATCTACCTATCTTAACCATTTGAGCACTTTTGTAAATATTAGTACCACCAAAGTTTAAAAATGCACCAGGAGTAGTTGCTTCAGGAATATCCGTAGGTCCTTCTATAACTTCTACATTATATTCTCCAAACGCCATTACTCGCATCAATTCCGGAAAATGTTGTTTCCATTGACCAGTATATCTTGTTTCAACTGCTTCTAAATCTACTATCCAAATATTATTCATATATATCGTATTTGTAATCGTCCGGTGTAACTTTCTGCATATTTTGTATACTTGCACAATATAAACTATAAGGAGCATGTATAACCTTTATACTATCATTTTGTTTTAATAATCCTACTTCTTCTTCTTCTAACATATACATAATATGAGTCCTAATTCTAATCATAGGTGGAATATTTTTCAACATACCAGGCGTACATTCTAAACTAATTGTTGTACCTGTTCTATCAATAAACTTATTCATCCAATCCCAATTCAATTTAGAATCTGTAGCATCTGTTATTAATTGTTCTACTGCTCCGGAGCAAAAGTATATATGGGGAGCTTTGTCCATATTAAGACCTTTAACATTTATATCTGCTAAAAATAAGGTCTCTACATCTGTCAATCTACCTTCACATTCTTTACCGTACCAGTACTTTCTAAATCCTATCATATCTTTTTATTATATTATAATATAAGAAATCTTTTTCATCTATCCTAATTAAAATTGGAAAAACTTTCCTAAGTTATTATTTTCTGGAATTGAACCCCATTTCATTGCAGCATAAAAATCATTTAACTTATTTGAGAATGCTGATTTGAATATCTTTTCATAATCTATATTATCTTGCACAAACTTTTCAATTGGTGCAGGATCTTCAAACCCTTTCAATGCCATGGTATCTAAATTCATTGAATTTGGTTTAAGATATGTCCATTTAATCTTTTCGCCATTAATAATACCTCTAATGGTTTTTATTTTATGATGTTTTAACATATCATTGTAATTTAATGCCGACTTAACATGTACAGGCGTTCCTTTCATTCTTATTGAAAATGGAGAATCTCCTTTCCTTGTATATTTCTTAACATTTTTTACGCCGATAGGAAACATTACATCCATTAGTCCTAATGTTTTCATATGTTCTTTGAAAGCTAAAATCTTACCATCTAATGTTACCTTATCAATATCATTTAACATGTCTTCTAATACTTCGGCCATAAATCTTCTAAATGAAGGCGGAAATGATGACCTTACAACATCAAGGCCTTTTACATCCAATTTTGATACAGTATGGCCTTCGACATTAATAATCCATTGGGCATATCGTTTCTTTGCAATCCATAGGCCGGCTTTTGCAACATTCTCTTGCTTTATATCAAATCTATGAATATCTACATTATGAAATCGTTTGCCATATATATCATATGACCTATTCATAAAGTCTTGTACCTCATCTGCAATTTCAATTGTTTTATCAGACATCCACTTCTCATCTGTTATATCATAATCTGGATATCGTTTTTCAATTAATGGCAATGAAGAAAAGAATACTGAATCTGTATCTATGTAAATATTATAATCTTCTTTTTTACCTAATTCTTTTGCATAAAAATTGTTTCCTACATCAGCTGTAAACTTAATTAACTGTTGACCTGTACTTGTAATAGCTGTTGCATTATCTGGATCAAAAAATCTAAAACTAGGATTACCTAATACTCCATAGAATGAATTTAAAAGAATTTTAGTTACCAATTGCATCCTATCATAATATTCTGCTTTGGCATCATTCCCTTCTTTTTCATATTTTTTTCTTAAATTTTTATACTCTACACGTTCCGCAAACCAATTATCTAAAATACTCGGAAGAAATCCTTTAATCTGCGTATCATATACAACTCCATTAGCTGCTATAGAATATTTGTTAGATTCTAAATATTCTCGTAAGTCATGACTAGTTTCCCATCCATTCCATTGATCGGAATAATGTTGTCCTGTATTCTTAATATATCCTTTACTATCAAAGTTTTCTAATTTTGTAACTTTAGTTTCTGGAGATATGTTAAGTGTCATAATAATACTAGGATACAGCGATGTTAAGTCAAGGTCATATACCCATTTATAACGGCCGGCATTCGGTGCCTTAACATATGCTCCTAATAAGTTGAGCTCTTCGCCCGATCGGGGTGGTCTGCTCGGCGAAACAATATTCATTCGTTTCATATATGTTAACGCCGCACCATCTAAATATCTTGTTGGAAATAAAAAGTCCTCATAAGGAACATGGCCTTTATGACATATACTTCTTGCCAAATCCATTAGTTTCATCTTTTGATCTATCTCCCATACCAAATCAACATCATTCATGTTATAATCAATATAACCTTGAATATCACTTTTCATGAGGTCATCTAATGTTCCTTCATATTTCATTTTACCTTTACCTAACTCTTTTTGAGATATAGCTTCTAATGAATAACTAGACTCTTGTGAATATGTAAAGTTTTTATACAATGCCATATAATCCAAACACGAAACTCCTGATATCCTGTATCTGTTTCTATGTTTTAACCATATAACATCATTAATCGGAGATAATGTTCTTGCTTGCTTTTCTCCTAAGATTTGTACCATCCTATTATAAAGATATGGTATATCAAAAAAGTCAATATTCCATCCAGTTATCAAAGTAGGCTGAATCTCATAATATTTGAATAAGAATTTACTTAACAATGTATGTTCATCTCTACATGAAATAACTTCATATCCTGGCTTAGATAAATTTTCTACTACTTGGTCTTTATCCAAAATCCATACACATCTTTGATCGCCTGCCTCATCAAAAATTGCAATAGATGTTACTTCATTTTGAGCTTCTTCCGGAGTTGGAAATCCAGATGCAATATCTACTTCAATATCAATAAATAAAGGCCTATGTCCTACAGATGCTTCATCTGAATCTGTATACATATCAATTAAAGTGCGCATTTCTGGATTCAAGTCATTTTCATATAACCCTCTTTCTTCTGAGTCTGGATTATCTATTCTCATAACTCGTTCACCATCTAATGCAACTTTATCGCCATATGATGCTTTTCGATAAGCATAAGGTTTATAATTTACAATTACATGACCTTTCTTATCATCCCAAATATGTACTTTGTTAGTACGTCTATGATATGCTACTGCTTGATACATTAAACTAGCTCTTCTATAATTCCTACTATTTCACTTAATATAAGAAAAATAACTGACACTACCAAATTAAATGGTAATAAAGCATATCCTAATATTCTAATTCCTGATTTGATAAAACTAATTATCTGATGTTTTTTTGCATCTGGCTGATTCATATTAATTTATTTTGTAAATATTTCTATAATTTCTTTTCAATGAATTATCATCTAATCCATATCCTACTACCCATTCTTTGTCAATCTCAAAACAAAAATGATCTACTGGAGGACTATCTTCTTTTCGTTTTAATAATGTAACAACTTTTACTTCGGCCGGCAACATATCATTAACTCTAAACAATATTTCTAACATCGTCTGACCTGTATCAATTATATCATCTATAATATAAACACGTTTACCTTTACAATGAATTTCTAATTCTTTTGTAAATTTAACTCCTCCGGAATTATCTTGTCCTTCATATGACTTTGGTCGAATAAAATCCATTTGTACATCTATACCCATATCCTTCATGAGATCCGCAAAAAATGCATATCCTCCATTTAGTACACATATCATTACCGGTGGAAGATCATTTCCCGATTCTTTATGTTCCTCAGAAATTTTATGAGCCATTGCTCTGACTCTTCTTTCTATTTTATATTCTGGTATAAGTATTTCCATTAATTATATCCTCTAATGAATTCATAATACTCATTTCTAGTAGCAGGATCTTTTTTAAATGCGCCGGTCAATTTACTTGTCTTCATACTTGCACCACCATGCTTAACTCCTCTACATTGTACACAATTATGAGTTGCATCAATCATAACTGCTACACCATTATTATCTTCAATAATAGCATCTACTGCATGATGAATGGCAACAGTTAATTGTTCTTGTATTGCACCTCTTCTACCAAAATGTTCTACCAATCTATTTAATTTAGACAATCCAATTACATGACTATCTTTACCTGGAATATATGCAACATGCACTACACCCATAATAGTTTGATGATGATGAGAACACATACTTGTTAATGGAATACCACCCTCAAATACTATACCATCATATCCATCACTAGGAAATGTTGTTATTGCGGGTGGAGCTTCATATCTACCTGCCCACAAATCATTCACATATGCCTTTGCTACTCTATATGGTGTTTTATCTGAATTAGGATCATTCTTCCAATCAACCTTTAATGCATCTAAAAATTGACCAAATGCTTTTTCTGCATCTGCTATCATTGCTAATTTTTCCTCTGCTGACAAAGGACGGCCTTCAGCTGCTCCGTTGGCATAACCTGCCTTTACTAGTTCTATATTTATATCTTTCATAATTCTTCAGTTTTATTATTACGAATCACTTACTGACACCATTGCTATTTCCGACTCTCGGACTAACACATATGCCTCTTCTTCCAATTTAATTTGATTACCATTCTTACCACTTAACTTACTTACCGGAGCTAAAACAACATCACCTTTTTTAACGGTCATTGGTATTCTATCACCTGTTTGTGTAAATAAACCTGGACCTGCATCAATCACATCTGCATATCCATATACATCATTTGTCGCTGTCAAGATAATACCTGACTTAGTTTTTGTTTGAGTTTCTTGTGCTTTTAATAAAAGCTGATCACCCATTGGTTTCATTTTCATTTTTTTCTCCATTTTTTATTATTAAACGTAACTTGTCAATTAGTACTAATACATCATCGGGGTCCATTGTTATTGCACAACAAACTTCTACATTCTCTTGGATTGTATCTAATATTTTTATTGCTTCTTTATACTCCACGTTCTGTATTAAATGCTATGATATGATCTCTACCTGACATATTATAACCATGTTCTGCTACCATTTGAAATACCTTAGGATACATTTCAATCAAAGTATCTCTTGTATCTCCGGCCGGCATAACATATGTTTTATTTTTAGGAATACCTAATTCAACTCTGTAATCTTCAATTTCTTTTAGATTCTTATCTGTCCCATCCCATACTGGCTTATAATGATAATCGTCATGAAACTCTATCATCTGTTTGATTGAATCTGTATTTAATCTAAATCTGTTATGAGTCTTAATCATTCTTTCATCTACCACTTTACCAGCTGGCGTAACAGCGCCCAATACAGGAACACTATTACTAAATTTCGGACTAATGGATAATAAACCCAACGGATAATCTGTTTCGACATATTTACTTCCTTCTGTTTCAATTGTAATCAATATTCCTCTTTCATTTGCAAAATGAGTTAATTCATTTACTAATGCAGGATGCATGGTAGGACTACCTCCTGTTAACATCATTTCTGTTATTTGAGGATTCT